TGCGCTCGTCCCGGATTTCGAGGCGCTCGAAGGCGGCGTCCTCCGGTTCATCGGGCGCAAGCACGATCCCACGCTCGGAAAGAACGGCGGCTGGGTGCCGATCGAACAGCCCGTCACCGTGCCGTATCGAATCGAATACGTGCAGGAACTCAACGCGGGCGCTTTGATTCCCGCGGACGAAGCGACGGCGAAAGCGGCGGGCGTCGCGTTCGCCTTGGCAAAAAAGGCGTGAGCAAAAACAACTGGGCATAGGAGTTCAGGTTCATGGCAGACATCGTATTGACTGGCCTCGCGGCAAACGACCCCGTACCGGGCGAATATGTCGAGGTGGCATTTGCACAAGGCCCCGCAAGCCTCGCCACGGCCGCGGATAAGGTCATTTTCATTGGCAACATGCTTTCGTCCGGCGTGGCGTCAGCAAGTGTCATCTATGGCCCGGACACGGCCGTTCCGATGAACGGAGAGGGCGACGCTGCGCTCTTGTTCGGCAATGGCGCCGAACTGCATCGTCAGATTCGTCGGTTCATGCAAATGAACACGACGACCCCGGTCTATGCCATTGCAGTCGCCGAAGGTGGCGGCGCGGGCGCGGCAACGGGCACGATTACCATTGCAACCACGGCGACGGGCGCGGGCACGTTGCGGATCTTCATCGATGACGATTTCGTCGATGTTGGGTTCACGACTGGCGACACACCGACGGTCATTGCCGCAGCGGCAGTCGTGCAAATCAACGCAAAAACGCATTGGCCCGTCACCGCGGTAAACGTTGCTGGCGTCATCACGATCACGACGAAGCAGAAGGGGCTCCGCGCAAACCTGCATCGCTACTTCGCGCGCATCACGCCCGTCACCGGCGTCGGAACGACCGTCACGCCCGTCGCGTCCACGCTGACGAGCGGCGGCACGGTGTCCGATGATTTGACCGCTGCGCTCGCCGTCATTGCGCCGCAACGGTTCTACTACAACGTTCCCGCGGCGGTCGACTCGACGCAGCTCGTCAAGGTCATCACGCAAATCAACACGCAAGCCTTGCCGATCAATGGCAATCGTCAGCGCATGATTTGGGGCTCCGTCGATTCCCTCGCGAACACGATCACGATCGTGGATGCACTGAACGCGGCACGTTCCGAGGTCGCATGGCAACCCGACGGCGACATCCCCCCAAGCGAGCTTGCGGCGGTCATGGCGGCGGCATACACGCTGTACGAAGCCCCGGGCGTTCCGCGGCTGAACTTCAATTTCTACGGGCAAGCTGACGGTGAACCGTGGCCCGTGAAGGCGCCAAAGTCTGGTACGGCCCCGACACGTTCACAGGTCTACGCGGCACTGAACGCGGGCGTCTCACCGCTCGCCGTGCAAGGGCCGAAGTCGTACCTGGTCAAACGAGTCACGAACCGATACAAGAGCGGCGCGGTGCTCGATTATCGCATTCGTGATCCGCATAAGGTGCTCGTGTCGGACCGTTATGCCGACTCGCTCATCACGAAGTCTGCGCTGCAATTGCGCGGCAAGGAAATCGGAGACGACCCCAAGAAAAACGAGCCGGCGGTGGGACCCCGTGTCGTGACTCCGCGCGTCGTGAAGGCAATGATCGACGGGATCACCGACAACTACGGCGGCAATGACTTGCTCCAAAACGTGAGCACGATCAAGTCGCAAACGCTCGTCTTGCGGGACAGCAATAACCGCACTCGTATGGGTGCAAAGATTCCCCTTCAGCCGGTCGATATTCTCGATCAATTGGCGTTCCGCGTTGACCAAGTCGCGTGAGGTGAACCATGTCGAACGTGCAAACGTATTCCAAAGCGGTCGTGTACGTGAACTCGAACCTTTTGACCGAGGAGTCGAACGTCACGATCAAGCGAGATAGCGGCGGGAATGCCGTCAAGACTGTCGCAAAGGGTTACGCGGGACGAAGCCCCGGCGCACCCATGACGATGATCACGGTCAAAAACGCCGTTCCGAGTGCCGATTTCGAGTTCAATCCGGGCTTGAACATCAACCAAACCGAGGAAGTCGAGGTGACGGTATTCGCGGCGGGCAAGACGTTGACCGTCGTCGGTTTCATCACGAACGACAACTTCACCCACGGCGTCGATGCCGCGGCTGAACTCGAGTTCGAGTTCGAGGGCGGCCCGTCCGATTGGCAGTGAATCGACACGCTCGTTCACTTTCCGTCTTCCAATGACAAACGTGGACTGATACCCGTGGCCGTATGGAACAGGCCACAACCATCTCGATCTACGTCATCCAAAACATCAACACGCTTACCGTTTACGTTGGACAAACCAAGCGTCCAAGTAAGCGCTGGTCAAACCATCGCTATTTCGCGCGCCATCTCGGCAAGAAAACGCGGCACGTGCATCGCTGCATGAATGCGGAAGGTATCGAAAACTTCCGTTTCATGGTCATCGAGACGCACACGACGCAGCAAGATGCAGACATCGCAGAGTCGTTCTGGATCGAGTTCTTCCGGGCAAACGGCGGCACATACAACGTCGTCGACGGCGGTGTCAATATGCAAAAACTCTACAAGGGGAAACATTTTTCCCCGACGACGGAGTTCAAACCAGGCCACGTCATGTCGGAAGAAACTCGTGCCAAGATCAGCGCCACGGCGAAAGCCAAGTGCATCCGTCCACCGTCACGCCTTGGCGCGAAGTGTTCCGACGAGACGCGTGCGCGCATGGCCATGTCGAACGCACGGTTTGCCCCGGAAGACGTCTCGTGCATTCGTGAAGAGGCGCAACGCGGGACGAAGATCGTCGCGCTCGCCAAACGCTACAGCGCGTCGACATGCGCCATCTCAAACATCGTCGCGGGCAAGACGTACCGCTACGTGTCGAGCACCGTCCAAGCCGTTGCGCACTGAGCAGGTTCGTCAGCGCGTGCTACATTCGCGCGCATGAGCGCAACCATCGCAGGTTCCCTTCCAATGTTCAAACTGGCGTTACGGCGCTGGGGTGTCCTTACCCCAAACGTCGACGCTTTCATGCACGGATTGCACGCCACGGGACGCATTCAGCGTCACCGGATTGGTCGTGAGACGTGGTTCTCGGTCAAACGCAGTGACCCCTTCGCGCGTCACGTTTCGTCGCTGAACAACAACTACACGCGAAAGGTGGTTCGTCATGGCGATGCCTTCCGAACACGTTGATCCCGTCGATGTATGGGCGCAGATCACGACGTTGCCACGCGCGCATCGTGTTGTGCCGTTCCCGCGCAACGGCGCTGACGGTCTGCCGATCGGCAATGTTGCCGTTGCCGTACTCGATGGCGACGAAGTGATGCTGGCAAACATCAACGCCGAAAAGCATGCGCGCGATCAATACAAAAAGATTGTCGGGGAACTGCCGAAGAACGACGAAGTGAACGAGGCGTATTCCAAGGCGTTCAACGGGCGCGCGACACGAGAGATCTTGTTTCGTGCTTGCAAAAAAGCACACGAATGCGAGCCTGACGCACGTGGCGTGTGTCTAGTGCATCACGACAAACTGTCTGCTTTTTTTCCGTCACTTGAAGCCATCGGGAAGCTTTCGACCGACGAACAAGGCGTCATGATGCGCCACTACATGCAGACGCAAGCCGAGGTCGGCCCTATCGTCGCAAACATGTCTCAGGTCGAAATGGACGCATGGGTCGAGATGCTGGGCAAAGGGGGCAGCACGGCCCCTTTAGCTTTGCTCTCATTGGATCAAGCGAGCGCATTGCTGATGTATATGGCCTCCCGATTGTCCGTCTCACCGACGGACACAAGCTCGCCTGGTACGCAGCAAGAAAGCATCACGTCGCAAGGCTGAACACGCCCACGTAGCCGGAGAAAAACATGGATCCGATCACGGTAGCATTGCAGCAGCAAGGCGCGGACGAAGTAAAGGCGGCGCTTCGCAGCGTTCAGGACGCGATCGTCGCGCTGGATTCGTTCGCCGCGTCAAGTGCTCGTCGTGCAGGCCGTGATCGTGTCCGTGCCGTGCGAGAAGAGGCGCAAGAGCGGCGTCACCTTGCGAGTTCGGGGAAAGGTTCGTCGCAAGCCTCGAACGACGTCAGGGCGGCGTTTAAGCGTGCCTTGGGAGACGCGGGCGGCGCGTCGGTCAAGCGTGCGTCGTCGGGACCGTCAATAGGCGAATACGCTGGGCTTGCATCGTCCGGCATGGGTTCGCTTATGGGGACGATCGGCAAATTCGGCGCGGTAGGCGGCGCCATTGCGCTGTTCAAAAGCGGCATCGACTTGGCCACGACCGCGCTGGAGCAATTTGGCGGTTTCCTCATTTCTGACGTCATCAAACCCGCGTTCGCTCTCGAAACTGCTGCACAACAGTTAGAAAACTCCACTGGTGGCAAATTCAAAACAGCGGACGCGATTAGCGAATCGCGCGCCCAAGGATTACGGCACAACGTTTCGGCTGACGATGCTTTGGCGTCAATAAAAAAACTGATTGACGAAGGTTTTGGTGGTGACATCGAAGGCGCCAAAAAGGTAAATGACGCAGTTTTGACGATTAGCAAAAGCAGGGGCATTGACGCAATTGCGCTTGCTAAATTCGCTGCGTCAATCAAGGGAACGTTC